CCTGCTGGTGCTAGACCGGGTGCTCCTGCTGGTGCTAGACCGGGTGCTCCTGCTGGTGCTAGACCGACTACTCCTGCTGGTGCTAGACCGGGTGCTCCTGCTGGTGCTAGACCGGGTGCTGCTAGTAGAGCCAGACCTGCTGGTATACCTGCACAATCAGGAGCCCCTGTTTCTGCTGGAAGTATACCTGCGGGTACACCAGCTACTCAAGGACAAACCCAACAGGTACAAGCGCAAGTACAAGCTCAAAACCAAGCAGCACAAGCACAAACACAAACCCAAACAGCTCAAGCACAAATGCAAGCAGCACAGGGACAAGTTCAATCTGCAGCTGCAGTAACAGCTGCGGCTGCGCCAATTGGAGCACCGGCACCGACTGCAGCAACAACACCGACAATGGCATCAAATGCAATGGATGTACAACCATCAGCAGCACCAATAAGCTATTTTTACACAACAAATAACTACATCATGGATGAAAAATCAGATCTCTCTATTTTGAATCCAACAAAAGGAACAATTGGAGCTGCAACATCAGTTGTTCCATTTGAACCAAAAATTAGTGTTTAAAGAGTAATATGTAAAATGTATTATTTTTATTATTATGATTTATGAACAATTATAATAATACGCAACAATTGTAACTATGACATGGTTATAATTATTTTATCATGTATAATATAAGCAACAGTTATTTTTATAACAACGATAAATATAATCCATGGACTTATCCGAAATTTCTAAAAGTACACATACGATATTATTCGTATTGTTTTTAGTAATATTGGTAAGTGTATGGTTTTCACGGACATATCAAAATAACGACTTTAGTAATAGGATAGGATCCGCATTGGGTAATGATTCAAAAATAATTGAAGGCTTAACTACAAGTTCAACTACAAAAGTTGTAATGTATGGACCTTGGATTGGAAGAGAAATTGATGCACAGTTGAGATCAATTCCAAATACAAGAAGCAAAAGATGGACCATAAGATGGGGTGAACGTTTAGGTGCTATTAATCTTAATTCTGGTAATAGAACAGCATTACATCTAAACATTAGATCACATGGAACCGTAATGAACTCATGGGATGGTAGTAGATGGGGTTCTGAAAGTTGGTCTTTAACTCAATTTCATAATGCAGCAAGACCTTTAATTTTCAATATAACTTTTAATACTTCAAATGGTTTTACAATTAATTACAACGGTCAAAATATCGCTACATTTCCAAATCGTTTTAACATTACTAATCCAAATGATTTAACTAACTGGAGAAGTAGTGGTATTACTATAACCAGTGAGACATCTGGTGTTGAGGATACTTCGGTAAATGTATACGCGATCGAACATGATGGATTTACGAAAATGGTTACAACTGATGGTAGAGAAGAGAGATACTATCGCGGAAATATGGGTCAAATGAGTTCGATGCTTTGGAGTAACACATCAAACACCGGAGGAGGTAAATATATTATTAGAGCAGTCGCAAATAATAGTACGGCGCATTCTTTAAAATGTGAACGAAGAGATAAAGCGTACTGCGTGTTCAAAGATTATAATACAAGTGGTTTCAGTGGTGTATGCAATGCGCCAACAAATCGTCAAGATTCATATGGTGGGTTATTTAATTATACTGATAGTCAATTCACCGGGTGGTTAGACGCATTATACGATCGAAATGCAGGTAGTGACCCAAACCGATCAGAAAGAGTAAATGTTGTAGATTATGTAAAACGCTGTAGAAATGTACCTGGATATGATTATTTAAATAATACAAAAGCGCATAGAGTAGAACAAGATGCAATTAATGCAGCAGCAGCAGCAAAAGCCAGGGCAGACGCAGAAGCGAGAGCTAGAGCAGAAGCAGAGGCGAGAGCTAGAGCAGCTGCAGAAGCTAAGGCCAAAGCTGAAAGAGAAGAAAGAGCCAGAATTGAAGCGAAGGCTCGCGCGGATGCTCTGGCTGCAGCAAAAGCCAAGGCCGATGCTGAAGCGAAAGCAGCAGCAGAAGCAAGAGCTAGAGCAGCGGCAGCGGCGGCAGCGGCAGCAGCAGCGGCGGCAAAAGCAGCGGCCGATGCCAAAGCCAAAGCAGACGCCGATGCTAAAGCAAAAGCAGAAGCTAAAGCAAAAGCAGATGCTCTTGCTGCTCTTGAAAAAGCCGCTGCTGCTGCAAAATCTGCAGCTGATAAAGCGGCCGCAGAAGCGAAAATAAAAGCAGCAAAAGAAGCAAAAGCCGCAGCAGACAAAGCAGCCGAAGCTGCGGCCAAGGCTGCCGCGGCTGCCAAAGCAGAAGAAGCAACAAGAGCAGCAGCTAAAGCAAAATCAGATGCAGACGCAAAAGCAGCAGCAGATGCAAAGGCTAGATCCGATGCCAGAGCAAGAGAAGAAGCGGCTACAGCTGCAAAAGCCAGAGCAGCATTAGAAGCAAGGGTTAAAGCTCAAGCGGCGGCAGCAGCGGCTGCAAAAACACAAGCAGCCGCCAAAGCAGCGGCAGATGCCAAGGCTGCCGCTGAATCCAAGGCAGCAGCAGAAGCTAGAGCTGCAAACGAAGCTAAAATAAGAGCACAAGCAAAGGCAGCAGATGATGCAAAGGCAGCAGCAGCGGCAAAAAAAACAGGCGAAGCACAAGCAGCAGCTATTGCGAGTGCAAATGCGGCAGCCAAAGCAAGAGCCGACGCAGCAGCAGAAGCAAAACGTAAAACAGAAGAAGTAGCAAAAGCGCAAGCTGAAGCCAAGAAACGTGCAGAGGCTCTAATTGCAGCCCAGAATGCAGCAGCTACTGCAAAGACTGCAGCGGAAAAGAAGGCAGCCGAAGAAAGACTCAAAGCTGCAAACGATGCAAGAAAAGCAGCAGAAGCAGCAGCAGCAGATCGTGCCAAAGAAGCAGCAGCAGCAGCAGCAGCAGCTAAAGCTAAAGCAGATGAGCAAATTAAATTAAAATCACAAGCTGACGCTGCATCAAAAGCTAATGCAGAGGCGAAAATAAAAGCGATGAATGAAGCCAGAGCAGCAGCTCAAGCCAGAGCAACTGCTGATTTGAAAACGCGAGCGGAAGCAATTGCCAGAACACGTGCGAGTAGTGCAGGTCAAACCAAGGCAGCCGTAGATGCACAAGCAGCAGCAGAAGAAAAATTATATGCCGCGAGTACAATTACTGCTGCACCATCTTTGAGTAGCGCATCTACAGCGTCAAAATGTGATCGTACTGATAAGTCTTATTGTATTCTTCGTGATTACACGACAAGCGGCGATGGTCAATGCCAAGGGCCTACACGAGAACAAGGTATTTATAGCGATATTAATACATTTGACAATAACCAATTTAGCGGTTGGTTGGATACATTATACAACAGAGATGCGGGAAGTAATCCTGCACAATCAGAAAGAGCGAATGTGATTGATTATGTGAATCGTTGTAAGAGTATTGCTGGATATGAATATTTGAGTAAAACATTAGCTGGATTAGCCTCACCGATTGACGCGACTGCAGGAGATGCAGCAATGTTCCCCACTGCAACAGCTGGAGGTTCACCGAATAAACTACCAGTTCAGACAGGTATTCGAGGACAAACAGCAGCGATTGCACCAGCTGGAGCTTCTGACTCAAGAATTCCAAAGAAATATTTCTATACTACAAATAATTACATACTTAAAGATGAAGCAGCTGCTACTGCTAAGAAAGGATTAATAGGTTCTATTCCTGGTAACGTACCAGGAGTAACTGGTTTTCAGCCACCCGTGAGTATTTGAAATCGAATTAAACGAACAATCATCATTATTACAATAACGATCAAATATTGTAATCATGACAACATTATCTGAACTACCCGATTTTCATAAAAATATACATGATAAATTAAATGTATTCATCAAGAACCGAAAAATACCCAACATCATTTTTTATGGTCCTCATGGATCCGGAAAAACGTATATATTGAACAAGTTTATTCATTCGGTTTATGATGGTGACAAAACCGCAATCAAAAATTATGTGATGCGCGCCAATTGTGCACACGGTAAGGGTATCCGTTTTATTCGTGAAGAATTAAAATTTTTCGCGAAGACAAATATTGACTTCAAGGAAGGTGCTATTTTCAAGTCGGTTATATTGACAAATGCAGATAAACTCACAATAGATGCACAGTCTGCATTACGTCGATGTATTGAATTATTTAGTTCTTCTACCCGGTTCTTTATTGTCGTTGAAAACAAGGATAGTCTCCTCAAACCGATTCTTTCTCGTTTTTGCGATATTTATATCCCTCCGCCAGTTATTACGAGAGAAAGAATAGATACAGATGTTGATCATGATATACCTGTAGAAATGGCAAATCTGAATCACGCTCGCTCGCCACAAGTAAATCTGCATACATACTTCGCAGACCAAGCTTGCGACACTTATAAAATCATAAAGTCGAGAGATTCTTCTTTACATGATCTCATTCATATACACCCAAGTTACATTGAAGATACGTCATCAGTAGCGTCATCATTATTTCTAACGAATGATGATAACATAACATGCGAAGAATACACAAAAATATTGGATCTGTCTGTGTCATTATATGAACAAGGATATTCCGCTTTAGACATTATTGATTTTATTCATAATTATCCAAATATGAATGAACTCAAACGGTATGAACTTCTCATTATGTTCGACAAAGTACGAAAAGAGTTTAGAAATGAGAAACTTTTGATGTTGTATTTACTTCATTTTATCGTATTTCGTTGTAAAATGAGTTTAGAAAATATTTCATTTATGTAATACCCCAACGCGTCTGCATTATTAGTTACATTATGGACGATTACTCAGTAACTTCTCTTTACGAATCGAAGAATGAATGGGCGTCACGTCTTGTTAATATTTTAACGCCATTGATACAAGAAGGGTTTCGATCTATTTTAGATGAAGCTGTCAAGCTATGTGTTGGTAATAAAGAGCAAGACAAGTATCTTATGACATTTCAGAATCTTCTCTCGAGAGTTCCAAAGTGGAACCCAAATATCATCAAGGAAGAGACCTCTCGCATTAAAGAACGCAGTACATGTGGGTATTTAGAGGATTTGATTACATGTGTCCATATTATTCACTTGAAGTGCATGACTGTTATGCGAGTTGGAAGTAAACAGAAAAAAGTGGATATCAAGATTCCACAGCTCTCGGATTTCATCCATAAGATCTATGTAAATACTGCTAGAAAATTATACTCAAACGTATATATTTTTGAGAAGGGAATTCCTCCGTTGCACACTCAACGTAATAATCGCGAGTTTGAAATCATCGTGAAAGAATGCATTTATAATACGATTCGCGACAATATTCCAGTGGAAGACCTGATCAAGATGTATTTAGAAGAAACGATTGAAGACGTTGTCGAAGTCACCGAAAATGAAGAAGTTATCAAACAAGAGCCAATTCTCTCGGAAGAGGACGCCAATCTCTCGGCAAGGCGTCGTACCCATTCATCTACGCGCCGCCGTAGACACCGCGATCGCGACCGTGTATCTGGTGAAGACGCAGAGAATGACGGCAATGATCCATCAGCGTCAACCCCGATTGAGAATTTAGATTTTGTTGGTGAGTTAAATGGAAGTAGTTCTTCGGAATCTGCATCTACATCCAATAACAACAATAATAGCGATAATAGAGAATCTAATTCGATCGCTGTAACAAGTAGCGGCGTATCCTTTGGAGAGAATGAAGTGCGAACATTTGAAACGGATTCGAGTGAGAGAAAGAATGAATACATGTCGAATGACGCGGATGATGATGATGATGATGACAGTGGAAGAATCAAAATTGGCGGAGACATTAAACTAGATACACTCGATATTCATACATTGAATGACATGCAAACAATTAACGCGCCGCCACTGTTGGATGACATCGAAGTATTGGCGTAATATCATTCTGTGATTGTATCTTGATTTAAACAGAGCGCACGTTGATAACTTATACCATGGAACAAGTTATCAATTACTGGAACAGGCAACCGTGTAACATAAAACACTCTTCTTGTGAGGTTGGTACGAGAGAATACTTTGAAGAGGTTGAAAAACGGAAATACTTTGTAGAGTCGCACATACCTAATTTCGCAGAATTTTCGAAATGGAACGGAAAAAAGGTTCTTGAAATTGGTTGTGGTATCGGAACAGATGCTGTCAATTTCGCCAAACATGGTGCCGACTATACAGGGATTGAACTATCTGACGTATCTCTCGATATTACTCGAAAACGTTTTGATTTATTCGGATTGAAAGGTGCATTCTACAACATCGACGCACAAGATATGGATGCATTATCTAAAGTTGGAACCGATTTTGACCTTATATATTCATTTGGCGTGATCCATCATTCCCCCTCCCCCCAAAAAATAATAGATAATTGCTTCCAACTATTGAAACCAGATGGAACATTTAAAATTATGATGTACGCTGAGCAATCTTGGAAAAAGATCATGATAGACTGTGGTTTAGACCAGTATGAGGCGCAATCAAATTGCCCTATTGCATTTACATATACGAATGATCATATACGTACTATGCTACGACAATTTAGAAATGTTCAGATTCAACAAACACACATTTTCCCTTACAAAATCTCTGAGTATAAGCAATATAAATATGTTAAAGAAGAATGGTTTGAGTGTATGCCAGAGGATATATTTAGAGCGTTAGAACAAAAGCTAGGCTGGCATTTGTGTATAACGTGTCAAAAATAATACACAACAATATATTAGTAATACGTAATAGAATCATCGGGTCGTATGGACGACGAAAGTGAAGAAGAAAAGAAGTGGTACAATAATATTGTTGTAATTGACTTATTGATATTCATTTTTTCATTTGCGTTTTTAGCGATTGCAGGTGGAGTTATGTATGTTTGTTATCCTCCAGTGATGATGGCATTTCAAACGTAGTATGAATTCGTATAAATTATCATAAATAAGTGAATTCTATGTATATACGTCTATTTAGAACTATATACATCGAATGGTTGACACTACTAAAATCTTTATTACTGGTCTTGTTGTAGCTGTTGTATATTTTTTACTGAAATTTATGGAAATGCGGTTTGTTGATCCAGAAAATCAGAAACCAGTGAAGGTACTTTTACGTGATTCGATTATGGTATGTATTTCAGGTGTGATCGCATTGTTTGTATTAAATCAGTTTGATAATTTGGGTAATATCATGGGTGGAGGGGCAAGTAGTGCAAATGCAGGTGCGCCTTCTGTATTCGTAGACACGCCTGGGTTCTAGTCTAGATGATCATGGTCATTTGACAATACGACAGGAGATGTAGGTGAATCACGCGGAGAACGAGTTTCCATTTCACTTGTGTTTGTCGTGGTGGTATCATCGGATTTAGACACACCATTATCGTAATAGTGTTTTCCAACCTCATTCAAGTTGGATAACATAAGCCACCATGCCTTTTTATACGAATGTTCGATGTATTTCAGATCAGGCGACCATTTCTCACAAAACGCGCGAACATGTGGAGCTGCAATTGCATTCTTGTACTGCGGCATAGACGGAAACAAGTGGTGCTCAATCTGAAAATTCAGATACCCCATGATCCACGACACCAAGGGTGATTTTGTAGAAATATTCACAGTGTGATCCAATGCATATTCAAACCAGAGAAGATGCTTATCTTCTGGGATAACACCGGTAAATGTATGTGAGAGAGAGAAGTGTCCGAAAAGGTAGATGAAATTCCAGAAATTCACCACCATAAGAAGAAAATAGCACCAGAGCAAACCACCACCACTCGCGCCACCAGAGTAAAAAATCAACGGTAGAGCGATATGGGAACCTGACATGCAAACTGCCTCAAATGCGGTTTCCGCATAAACTTCTCTTGTCTTCGCAGAACAGAGTCGGTTGAATACTTTCTTCGGGTGAAGATAATACGTCCAAAATAAATGAACCAATATTCCGTTTACTACAGGCAAAAATGTCCATGCCTGTAACCGCAACCACCATCGATTCATAAATCGTGAAGCCACTTTTCCATTTGTATTCTCTTCAAATGCGCGATCAAAAAATGCTACGAACGGTGTCGTATCAAGATCGATATCGTGCTTTATTTTCTGTGGTGTTGCATGATGTTTTTGATGCATTGAATTCCATACGGACGAACTTACTCCACCTCCAAATCCCATTGTAAACGTTTGAATTGCGCGGTCGACGCTTCGGATTCCAGTAAAACTAAGATGTCCGCATTCGTGTTGCACCCATCCACAGCGGGTTTTAAAAAGGATGAACGAGAGAATGGATGCGTATATGTTATAGGAAGCCATCCATGTTCCTAGACCAAAGTAAAATGCAATCTCCATTAATCGAAAATAAACATGGATATAATCCGGTTCAAAACATCCTTGGTCAACAAGCTTCGCGCGCATCTCTCGGAAATCTGCCGTCATTTCTTGCTGTCGCGGCGTGAGTTCGAGAAGCGCGTCAGCGCCATTGGCGTCACCGTCATTACAAACTGGCAATGATCGAAGAACCTTCGACGCCTTCGTAGACCGATGATGAAACTCTCGGAATATTTCAGTGGCATCAGGTGAATTTTTTGCATAATTGATAATATTACCGCCAGGATGCTTAAAACTCGTTATGTCATACGTAACGCCCTCGATACGAATAGTGCTACGTGTCATTTTATATACAATGGCAATAAATAAATAACGGATTTTATGTTTATATATATTTACTAGGTTCGTTCATGGTGATACTTAAAAAACAGCGCAAGCAAACATATATTTACAGTGACACTGATAACACCGGCAGTCATAAGAGAGGTATCTTGAATGAAATAACCATGAAGTAACCATAATACACTTGTTAGTAATAATAAACATAACGAATAAAGTGATAAGTCTTCAACATGCTTTGTTTTGTATGATTTGTATAACTGCGGAAAAAGTTGGATACAATTCACGATGGGTGCTAATATAGCAACTGCGTTTGCGAATGACATATTGGAATAATGAAGTCAGATGAAAGGAGAAAACTTTCAGCAGTATTAATATAATGTGATATATTAATACGGCGGTACAATGAATTCCACGTCAACCCAACTTGTCAATGAATTTTTATCAGGATTAACAATTGCGTTGTTATTGATTCCAGAATCGATTGCGTTCGCTTTTATAATGGGATTAACGCCAAATACTGGTATCAAAAACACAATGGTAATGTCACTCATCACATCGTTATTCGGAGGAATGCCGACAATGATTTCTGGGTCAACTGCTGCAGTTGCGACCTCGATCGCTGGTGTATCAACTTTATTAGGAAAAGAGTATATTATTCCTACTGTTATTGCTGGTGGGTTTATGCAAATTTTAGCTGCAATAACGGGTCTTTATAAATATGTTACTTATGTACCAAAACATATCATGTCTGGATTTTTAGTTGCATTAGCTGGCCTTATTGCAATCCATCAGCTCGATAACTTTAAAGATAAAGAACATAAATGGATTACTGGTCTGAAGCTGGCAAATACGACTCTATTTACAATCATTTCAACATTAATTGCATTTTTCGGCGTTATTAAAATTTCACACAGTAAAGACCAAGAAATTCACATACCAGGTGGTCTTATTTCGATGTTCGCGATAACTGCATTTATTTATATGTTCACGAAGTATTATGATATTGATCGTGTGAAAGATATCGGTGCGATTAATTCTGAGTTACCATCACTTATCTCCAAAGACTCAGTGTTATCGAGTAAAATCAAATATGACCCAGAAACGCTAATGAAGATGTTGCCATTTTCAGCTGCAATGGCGTTTACTGGACTATTGGAGTCGCTTATTATGGTAAAAGATGCAGAAAGTGCACTAGGTATCAAGGGTGATTCAATGCGTGAAAGTGTTGTACAAGGTATCGCGAATGTTGCTACAGGAATTACTGGTGGTTTCGGAGGTTGTGTATTAGTCGGTCAAAGCAAATTAAACTTATTCAATGGTTCCAAAACCCAGTTTTCGTCAGTAATAACAAGCGTCCTCTTTATAGTCATATGTTTATTCTTCGGTCGCGCGATCAATGAAATTCCGATTGCTGCAGTCGTCGGCGTGATGTTACTGGTTGTTTATAAGACGGGTGATTGGGATAGTATATTTAAACCACAGTCATTCGATCGCCGATGGATCATTACACTAATTACTGCAATTGTTGGATTCGTCTCTGGAAGTCTTTCATTGGGTGTCGTGGTCGGCGTAGTTTTGAATAAACTAGCATCTCGCATATAATTATTATTCAAATACTAATCTCACTTCATAAACATAAAAAATTGATCAATTATGTTTATGATATATTGGATGCATGATCATTCACTCGTTCGTTCACTTTATTCGCTATAATGTCTGCTGCTGATACTATCGTTGCTCCTGAATCCGTCAATGTTGCTGTCCCATCTCATTTGGAACGCCCTGTACCTCAAGAAGAATATTGGCCTCTTACGCTTGACGCAGTTCGCGACTGTGACCTATCTTATTTGAATGACCGATGGTCTGAAGATATGATTCGTGATGGAATGCGCTCGATCATTCGTGTCGGTCAGTTACCAGATGTTCGCAACAAAGAAATCAATGTTTGGAAGTACCTCTCGCAATACAGTCCCCCCGCAGACCGGGGTTTCATGTTCAGTTACGGTGATGACCGTATCGTCACACTTGTCGGTGATAACATGGAAACAGGCCATTCTGGATGCAGTATGGGATGGACCATGAGAAATATCGAATTTATTGCGAAGAATGGACTTCCTGCGCATCGGGCGATGTTTTTGAAAAACCGCCAGAATAATTAGGTAATGTATCCACGTTTATTACTATATGTGTGTTTCGTCCATCTTTCAGGAATTTTGCAGAAATAGAGGCATGTTTCTTATATTTTTTATGTGTGATCTTGTACGTATTGAACAATGGATTATGAATTTCGTTCGAAGGTATATGTCCATGAACCGATCGAGATATCATCTTGTACAGTTTGAAGTCAGGGTATCTCTCTTCACCGTTTGATTTGTAAAGAACATTCCGACCCTTGTCATCGGTCGTCCATTTCACGATCAACTTGATAATCGGGTCCGATTTACACAATTTTTCCACTTTACGCAGATCATAGATGAAATAATCGAATAGTGCGCATGCGAACCGGCACAAATCAAAACTGAAATTTGGTTCAACAGTAGGCTTATCCGGATTATAATATGGCGGAAAGTTGTATTGTGTTGCTGCGTCGCCTTTCGGATGAAAGCTGTCACTGCATATGAGTTCACCCCGGAATTTATAGATAGCACGACCAAAATCAATGATCTTGAAAATGCGACCATAGGTAGGGACCTTATAATACTGGTCTTCATAGAGATAGTATATGAATTCTTCAGTGGTTTCAACGAACATAACATTATTGGTATGAAGGTCATTATGCGTAAATTCAAACATTTTTTGGTACATGACGAGTGTCATAATTACCTGGAATAAAATCGACGACCATTCTTCTTTGGTAAGCTCATCGGTCATCATAATATGATCTAGCGTATTCACACATTTTTCAAGAAGAATTGCTTGAATCGGAAAGTCCTTGATTTTTACGATAATTTGTTCATCATCACTGTCATAACTTCCGCTTCCGCTTTCACTTCCGCTTTCACTTCCGCTTTCGCTTTCACTTCCGCTTCCGCTCCTGTTTTCGCTTTCATCATGACTATCTTCTTCATTATCGCTTTCTTTATTTTTTTTATTCATTGCGGAAGTAGATTCACTATTCCCGTCATCTGCTTTCTTTAGTTCTTTGTCGAAGCTTGATTCATCAACTTGTATTTCTTTGCTGTCCTCGTCGTCACTAATTGTTGTATAAGATGAATTTGATTGCGATGAATCACTATCACTCATATCATCACGATCTCTTGTTTGATTTTTAGGATGTAGCGTTGTTGAAACGACTTGTGATGTATTCTCATCATCTATTGTAAGATCCGTTACTTCTACTGCGATGTCATGAGATAGCGTGGGCGCATCATCCATCGAAACATTTGTAACTTCGACGGCAGACGTAGTTGAGTCTATTACATTGATATCTTCGTCTAATATGTTGATTCGGTTTTTGATGGATTGATAGTCGTCGTGATCTTGGAGATAACTATCTGTGCCAGTATCACCAATAATCGGTTTCATCTTATTACGTAGTTTCATCAATTTACCCATATTAACATCAGTGACTTCTCCATCAATATCATCTCCAAATTGTGAGTAGTCAATTGTGAAAAGGTCGTTTTCGTAGTTGTTGAAGAATGAACATCCGACCAAGTAATCAATATCATCGAATACATTGGTAGAAAACTCACGTTGTTTGCATAAGTAACTTCCGTAGTAATCTACACCATGTACGATTCCGTGTGTATGAAGTACACGGCTTGTCAAATATGAGAAGAATCCATCGACATAGGATGAGTTATTGGTGTTCAATATCTTTTCCTCACACTCTTCCAGTGATGAGTTGTATTTAGGAAGGTTACGTGTTTTATCTTGATGAACTTGGTATTTTCCGGAGAGATATCGAATTGGATCCAACAATGGCGAATATTTGACAAAGATAGGAACATTATTCGTGTTTCCATTATCATCCGAGATAATGGTCTCTAAATGGTTGAGAGAACGACCTGTGTAATCCTTTTCTTCGCTCAGGTTATGATCGTCACTATCATTTTCGGAAATTTGCATTGGATGCGAAATGATGTTTTGTAAGTAATACTTTTGGTTCAATTGAATATTGTTGTAGTTATTTTCATTCAAATCGAAGAACCTCGAATAAATAGGAATGTAATTTTGGATATCATACAATAATGCAGGTTCGATTGTATCTGGTGTATACTTGTGTTTTCTATAATGAAGTTGAAATGAAGAAGACATAGATGTTCCTAAATGTAATATGATTGATGAATAGAAGTTTTATATTTGTTTTAAACGGGCAGCATTCGGTTCCGTTCGTAAAACCGTATAAAAAATAATATATATCGTTTTTATTAGGTTATCTATTTTTTGTGTAGCGTAATAGACATTTGTTATGAATTTAGAACTCGCAAAATTTGACATGAAGTCGATCAGTTTTCGACCCGATGAAAACAAAGGGCCTGTTATTGTTCTCATCGGACGTCGTGATACCGGTAAAAGTTTTCTTGTGCAGGATTTGATGTTTCATCACCAGGATATTCCAATCGGGACGGTTATCTCCGGTACAGAAGCAGGCAACGGTTTCTTCGCAGCCCATGTACCCAAACTCTTCATTCATGATGCGTATAATACTGCCATCATTGAAAACATTCTCAAGCGACAAAAGGCAGTATTGAAACAGGTAAAAAAGGAACAGGATATGTATAAGAAGTCGTCCATTGATCCACGTACATTCGTTGTATTGGATGACTGTCTGTATGATAACAAATGGACGAAGGATGTGATGATGCGTCTCCTCTTCATGAACGGGCGTCATTGGAAGATCATGCTGGTTATCACAATGCAATATCCGCTCGGTATCCCGCCAAATCTCCGCACGAATATCGACTACGTTTTTATTCTTCGAGAACCATATATTGCGAACCGTAAGCGTATCTATGACAACTATGCGGGTATGTTTCCAACATTTGAGAGCTTTACTCAGGTGATGGATCAGTGCACCGAGAATTATGAGTGTCTCGTCATCAATAATAACGCGAAATCAAATAAACTACAAGACCAAATCTTCTGGTATAAGGCACAACAGCACGGGCCTTTCAAGCTGGGCAGTAAGGAATTCTGGGAAATTTCGAAAAATCTCGGTTCTGACGATGAAGGAGACCAGTCTTACGATCCCAACGCAGCAAAAAACAGCAAGGGACCAAAGATTAATGTCAAGAAGAGTAAGTGGTGATGACGAATCAAAACTTGATATCGATGATACGAAATCAAGTTTTCAATAGATATTTTTCAGGTTAAGCCTCCGACGAAGATGACGCTAACTTCGACAATCCATGATCGGTGTTCTTATCCATCACGACGTCCTCACTTTCAAAGAGCTCCTTTCTCATCTCTTCAACCGTCATGGTGACTGACGAAGATTCGTCGCCAGCATTCCAAATACCGCCACCGACACTCTCATCCACAGTGATATTCTCCAGGTCACGCGGCTTTGCATCGACCAAAGTCTCACCATCAGTTGCCAACATCTGCGTCAACTTATTTCCACTCTCCTTCGCCAGCTTGATATTCTCCTGAATTGCCTTCGCCTTCGTCTCCTTGACACGCTTATCAAACTCAGTCTTTGCCTGCTCCTCATTCTTCTTCTTCTCCGCCATCAACTGGTTCAGGGTCTCCTCCATGTACTCCACGCGACCAGTCTTGTATGCGTCAGGGTGAAATGGAACCCACATACCGACAGGACCAACGAAGACATCATGATTTGGATCCACCTCACGCAACATCTGGCAACGCAACTCTGCTTCCTTTTGTGAGCCGAAGACGCCGCGCACCTTCAATCCGCGCACGGATGTCTGGAAATTGTGCTTCTCATTGAACTCATTTTCCAGATCGTCTTCATGCTTGTCCAAGAAAGTCTTGTATTCATCATAGATGTTTGTCTTCTGAAGGGTTTCCTTCTCTTCTTTAGCGAATTCTTGGAAATCGGCCGAAATCTTGTCAAAGTTAACATGATATTTGAAGGATACGAAATTTAGGAACTGGATGAACTTCTCCATTGACTTTTGATAATCCCAGTAATGAAGGAATTTTTGGAAAAAGAAATGATCCTTTTGCTTCAAAATGTGTTCTGGAGAAACAAAGGAAAGACATGCGAACTTCTGTCCAGCAATTGGCTTGTCTTCTTCTAACAAATCAATATATTTAGGATTTACATCGCCATTACTAGTATGCTTTAATTCAACACCGGAAGGAGGAGGAAATGACATAACGTAATGTAATAAAACGGATTTATAATATACTAGGTTATACTTTATTTAAGTGTTTTAACGCATTCCATTCCATTCTATTCCATTTTAATTTCTTAACATTATTTATAATAAATCTCTCAAAATGTCCGGAGTCTTTGATTTAGGTGAACTCGTTAAGAGAACCATTAAGTATTTGGTGGAAGGTGTTATGGTTGCAATCGCTGCCTACGCCATCCCTAAACGCAGCTTGTCTTTTGATGAGGTTGCGCTGATTGCCCTGACCGCCGCAGCTACATTCAGTATCCTTGATACGTATGTTCCCAGCTTGGCTGTTTCTGCCAGGACCGGTGCTGGTTTCGGTATCGGTGCCAACCTTGTCGGATTCCCCACCCCTCTCCGTGTATAAAAACACAGGAAACGCTGGATCCCCAGGTTTACTATAATATATGCTTCAAGTAGTATATATTAAAGAATGATTGTGTTACCACAATTCAACGAGTTTCGAACATGGATTGGAATTCCTCCACCTAAAAAAGAAAGCGGCGCCGTAACAGAACTTAGAGAACGATTTAATTCATATCATTATCATATTGTAGAACGTGATCCAGATCGTTTCAGAATTTTCGTTGTTTTAGCAATCGTTTATATTGTGGTTCTTCTTGTTCAAGAGAAACGGTATTATTGGTGGTACCCATCGTTCAATCTAACAATACCCGGAATTGGTAAAGCATTTCCAGATAGTCGTAATGAGATTCATACTGTCGTATCAGAATACATCATGAAACGGATGCCAAGCGACATTTCATTCTTTCGCATGACAGATATGAATCCCGCTGCAGCATTTCGTTCTGTAATTACACCCGATGAAATGACGGTAGAAGAAATGGACCATATTATGACAAACTCGCGTGTTGTTTTTGTAGCAATGTCATTGAAATACTTTTACAATCGAGCGAGACCAGCAGAAGTCGCTCCAGATATCATCAACAAACAAAACGGGACATTATTACATTCTGATTCCGCGAATACTCCCGCTTATCCTTCTGGACACGCGATTCAAGGATATTATTTAGCGAAAATACTGTCTAGAAAATTCCCTGCAAAAACACAGGCGGTCATGGAAATTGCGACAAAATGTGCGAATATTCGAATCATGGCAGGGCTTCATTTCCCAAGTGATCGCGATTTTGGATGGTGGGTTGTAGATCATTACTTGACAGATACATAGCTATTGTTTTATGATCGTGAAGGCTTCTTTTTTACGAGATCTGTCATTAGTTTTTCATAGTTTACATCTTTTTTTTCAATATCACTGTACCCGGCACGTTGAATCACACAAATTGGAGTAATAAGGTACCAACGATCTTTGCATTGCAGGCGTTTCCAATAAGAATCACATGCATACGCAGTAGCATTTCCAGGATTTTCAATCAGTGCTTTTAATCCTTCTTCGAAGTTTTGTATAAGCGTATCATAATAACGACTGCATACAAGGTAACAACCGGTGGTTTGACAATTCGCAATTCTGAAACAGTCAGGACTCTCGATTTTGAATGGTGGATAGTTGTTCCCTGAAAACAAAACGACGTCCCAATTATCTTGGAAACGAGATAAGAATGACGATACCTGATGAACAAGTATTTCTGGATGAATAAGATGTGCATCATCTTCTAGCATGAGAATATGGTCCCATCCATTCGATTTTGCAAGTCGTAGACATTCAATATGACTCTTTGTGCATCCAATGGCGCCATTCTGTTCATTTTTGATGGCAGAAAATCGTGGAACTGGTGTAAATTTAAAGTCTTCTGGATAAAGTGAAGTAAGTTCTTCAAATTGCTTTTCAAATAATTCACGTCGGTCATTTCGTGAATCTAGGTTGATATAAATTGCATGTTTTATATCTGAGAATTTACGAAGCATGAAATGATAAGTATAAATAATATAAGAATACTATTATTTATACCGATTTGAATACGAATGATAACTCACTTAAAAATTATCATAGATTCATGGTATCTACATTTCAGACCATCTGAATAATGCTAACCGTAACCATCATGGGTGGCTTGGGAAACCAACTTTTTCAAATATTCGCCACAATTGCAACTGCGTTACGGAATAAAGATACATTCTTCTTCATGCAACATGACGAGCTACCTGGTTCATGTGGATTTTCGCGGTATACGTACTGGTCAACGTTATTTCGTGGATTGAGGAAATATCTCACTCCATCAACGGATGTAACTGATAAAATGTTTCAGACATTGTTACGTTGGGAAGAAATCGGATTTCATTATAGCGAAACTCCTTCAGAAACTTTGAAATACACAAAACCGCTTCGTCTTCATGGATACTTTCAAAGTTATCGGTACTTTGCAGATAAATTCACGGAAATATGCGAGATGATACAATTTCAACAACAGCAAAAATGGATCAAACATATTTACGAGAATGAATCATGGAGTAATGATTATTACGGACATCCAAACAAAAAACGGTTATTGGTAAGTATGCATTTTCGTATTGGCGATTATCAACAACTTTCACATATTCATCCATTGATGACAAACGAATATTATTACCAAGCAATCTCACATATAATATCTGCAAATCCAGACAAATCAGCATCATACACATTTCTTGTATTTTACGAAGCATGTGATAAGGAAACCGTTTTGAATAATATAGAAAGAATCAAACATCGATGCACTACAGATATCACTGGACCAGCATATGGACGTGATATCCAGTTTCATTTTGTTCGTGATACCATTGTAGACTGGCAACAACTATTATTAATGAGTGTATGCGATCATAATATCATTGCAAATAGTACGTTTAGTTGGTGGGGGGCTTATTTCAACTCGAATCCAGAGAAAATCGTATGCTACCCGAGTCGCTGGTTTGGTCCAGGTACGTCGCATGATACCCGAGACCTCTTTCCGGAAACATGGCAAAAAATAACCGTTGCTGATTCATAATTGTATAATATTTTCGTATTCGTATATATTATATTACTATGGCGCAACAATCATATCCAGGTGGAACAACTGTTTATTTACGCCAGACTGCCGTAGGACAAGCAGTTTCATTTAGCACAGACCTAAACTCGTGGAGTAATGTAGTGTGGCCTTTTACGTTTGTGAATACAAATACTGGGTCAGGTGTAATAAGAGTTATTTTTACTACAAATATCACAATTGATTCCACGATTGGTGACGTAAACGGTTACTTTGTTTGCGGATCTGATGGGATTCAATTCGGTACTACTGTATTACCAACTGATGGATCACGATCAGTTGTCACAATCAATGGAGTAACGAACTATCCGGGTCTTATCAATAATGGTGCTAGTGGATCGAATGGTTACAATACAGTTTATCTAATGAACCTAGAGGTACGTGCGTCTGGTGGAACTGTACTTGCAAATGATGGCGGGTGGCTAGGACATGCCTATTTTGGAAAAGGAACGACAACCGCTAGCAATATTATATTAAATTGCCATTCTACCGGAAACACAACGGATTACTGTGGTGGAATTGTTGGACGCTATGCTGGTCCTTTGAAAATAAGTCATTGCTCGTCGTCGGGAACAATTGGTCTCTACGGCGGTGGTATTGTTGGAACACATTCACCTTCATCAGGTGTTCTTACTTGTGAGTCTTGCTGGTCATCTGGAAACATTGATGAATATGGCGGTGGCATAACCGGAATGTTTACTGCCATAGCAACAGTTGTCAATTGTTACTCAACTGGAATTATTGGTAATCATGGCGGAGGCATTTGTGGTTCGTCTTCTGGTGGTAATAATGGAACAAATATGCTTACCGTTTCGGAATGTTACAGTACAGGCGTAATCGGTGATGGTGGTGGTGGAATTATTGGAAGGAGTTCTGGTGAACTCACTGTGACAAACTGTTACTCGCTTGGTTATATCAACAGTGGAGCTAGCGGTATTCTTGGTAACTTAGCTGGAAACAGTACAAATAAAACAGTATCAAATTGTTATGTTGCAGGGGCAATGGATGCAGCAGGTGGGTATGTTATGCCGGGGTATACTGACCTTACAGGAAATGTTACTGTTGTAACTGGTGTTGTTACATTATTAAATAATTTTGCGGAAGTGTCTGTTTCTAGTTCAGGATGGACAACTAGCCGCGCCAATAATGTTCTTCAAGGCGTTCCTGCGTCGGCAAGTTCACCAATCGGGGTGAAATGGGTTTATACGGGTACCAATACTCCATATGAGATTCTTGCGATGGGATTTACACCGTATACACGCACCGTGGTTGCTGGATCACCCCCTGCAATGGTTCGTTCATTTGACTCGTCGATTGTTGCTGGAAAATCAAGTGCCGCCGCGATTATTAGCGGGCGGTCGTATTCTATTTTACGAATTACTGGAGGAAATTCATATACATATAGTACAATTACAATCAATGCAACAACTGGAAGTATATCGACGACTAAGAACACAATACCTGGTAATTATACAATAACTATTCGAAACAATGGTAGTTATCATATTACAACATATACATTGACAGTTACACCGTATATACCTTATTCTTTGTTTGGAATGTTCACGAATAACGCGCAAGTTTACTATAAATCACACAGTCTCGCGAGCGGTGGAGTGGGTGGTGTGCGAAATCATAGGCGGAAGGCGAGGAAAACCTAATTCTGGTAACGGTACAATAATCACGGCGTAGGTATAAACTCCCAATCCAATTCAATACATATCTTTTTCCATATCTGGTCTTGTTCAATCCGTTTCTCTCGATCTTTCAACATTGGAAAGAACGGTAAGAACTCGCGCCGCCCCAGGAGCTCGCATAACTTGTACACAGTATAATAATAATTTAAGAAATTCACCCGGTCATCCGGACAGAACTTGGCATAAGGTCCTTGGATTTCCATGAATAGATTACATAACCGGTCTTCAAGATCCGGTGTCATAACCGGAGGTTTGATCCCCAGCTTATCTTTAATAAATGGAATGTGTTCGTAATATTTATTAAATCCCAGTTTTTTCATGATTTCTTTCGCTTTCTTATCGGTGAATTGAGAGATTTCAATGCGTTCCTTCTTGATCTGTTGTTTTATGCTTTCAAGTACATTATCGGGGATACACGTAGTCTCTTTCGCCTGAAACTGTGCAAGAATCTCTCGAAAGTGATTAATGCGTTTGTATGCGTAGAAGCATGCTTCCTTCGGAGGTTCTTTGTAGGACGGCTTTTCATTATCGATAAGGAATACAACTTGCTTTGCACACTGGTTACATACCATTATACCTTCGCTTTCAATTGGAATCATTTCGCCTTGATGGCAAAACTGGCATATGTCCGTGGGGTAGACATATTTAGAAACATCCATGTATGTCTGGTCAATACTCGCCAGATATTTTTCAACGTTGTTGTGTTGATTTTTGAAGAGTTCTTCTGTTTTTTTTGATTCCGGGAGATTGAAAAATGCATTTAGGGATTTTGTTTTCATCGACCCTCCACTCGTAATTGTTTTTTTGGTTTCAAAATACTCGAAGATATATTCACTATTATTCAAGTAGTAATTCTTATAGTCTTGCTGATATTTTTTGATTGTTGCAGTAATTTCTTTGATTCGATCCTTGATTTCTAGGCATTCTTCCAGGTTGCTTGTTGGCTTCGTTGCTTCGCTGTTGGGGGGTGTAATCCCCCCTTTTAGGATCTGTAAACGTTCTTTTAGCATACTTCTTTCATTTTCAAGCTCTGGAATAATTGTGTCTTGTATATATTGAAACTCTGATTGTAGTTCTTTATGTTTACTATCTAGCGTAGTAATACTTCTTTCGTCAAGTACAATCTTTTTAGGCGGTTTATATTTGAATAGCGACATAGATCCACCCTATCGCCACCGCCGCCACTGTAATAAAAACGTATATAAGAAGGTTTAGCAATTTTTGTTTAATTTCTATTTCATTCCATTCTTTCGCGGAAAATATGTCAATTTGGCGATTTTTTTTTCTTTTTCAATAGTATAACAAGCATTTTACAATGGGTGGAGGACTTATGCAACTTGTCGCCTATGGCGCCCAAGACGTTTACCTGACTGGTAATCCCCAGATTACTTTCTGGAAGGTTTCCTACAAGCGTCACACTAACTTCGCCATGGAGTCTATCGAGCAGACTTTCAATGGCCAGGCTGACTTCGGTCGCCGCGTGACCTGCACCATCTCTCGTAATGGTGATTTGGCTTACCGCACTTACCTTCAGGTTACTCTCCCCGAGATTAGCCAGTCTTTGAAGAACACTGGCGGAGGCGTTTA